AGCATAATTGTAAGTTATAAACGTACTATTTTTATATACAATTAAGATCACGTGTACACTTCCATATAGTCATAGGTCGTAATCTTCTTCAAAGACCACTTTACCCTGCTGTATGGCCCATTCATGTATTTCAAAGGATAAAAACTTTGGATAAGTTTTAAATCCTGCACATGCTTTGCGCATGGCAGCTTGTTTCTTTTGAAACAATGGCTTACCATGCAAAGCATATTCTCTTTCTGCGGTCTCACAATTGAGACTACACAATTCCTCTGGATCACCTTGTTTTCTGACCCAGTTCAACATTTCATCAATTACGCTAACTTCAAGAGGAGCAACATGCCTTCCATAGAATGGAATATAAACAAAATATCTCTTCAAATAGCGAATTTCATGCAAGTGCCGAAAAATTTCCAACGTACCCCCTTTAAGTTCGTCTGTGTATGTCATACCAATTTTCTCAAAACTACGCATAATGGAATGTTGATTGTACAAATGTATAATATCATCCGATATATTCAATACATTGTCATCACCATAACACACCATGGAGACATTACCATTAAAAGATTTCATATTGCAAGATGTAGTACCCTGCATGATATCTAGATAAACGTATCGCATGAGAATGGCATTGGCAATAGAATTGATAATTGTGGTAAGTGGATTGCCAGAAGGATTAGAATGCGTACACATATATACATCTCTACCGTAAATATGCACACTTTCTGAAATCTCTCGCCACAAACCTCTACGAATAATCTGATCACAATCAGTAGCACCATCATAGAATTGTTCTATAACCGTAAGTACAGATTCTACAATGATTTTACTTAAAGAACCATCATAATTACTGAAGTCTCCGGCAACTACTTTGTCACCATGGCGCAGCAATTTACGAGCAATAAGCTCCCAATCACCAGAAAAGACATTGGTGCCAACGGATATATCATTGAAATTTCTATTGTGCATAATCCACGCACAAAATGGCAAGAAATATTGTCGCACGGCTATATTATATTCCAAACATGCTGCTGAAAATATTCTAGTCTTTCCATGATCCACTTTATCGATTGGACGCCTTTCATCTTTCAAATAATCGGCATAAGGCACAAAAGGTCTAACACCAGTTGCGATATCACTCATCATAGCGTCATATTTGTTTCTGAGCAAAATAGGACCATCACCCTCGAAGATATATTCATTCTCTCCAATAAATGTGGTTTTACCTGGACCAACCATATAGGGCATCAAGTTGTAACCACACGATGTGCCTCGCTTAAGACCTGGCATAAAACAATTTCCATCAATACCTGTAATGGCTTCTTGATATGTTAAAACTCTATCATATTTAATCTTGACTTCATCCATATTGAAATTAGTATTTATCAAATTACTAACGTCATTGACGGCAACGTCGAGCCATACCCAATTGAAACGTTTACTATTATCCGGTCCAATTAACTTTTTAAGAGCTAACTTTCCTGGATCTATAATAGTATCATCAATTTCGAAAGGACACAACATTGCTGGTTTTGAAATAGCTGGAGTAATCAATTCATAAATTGGTGATGGTACGATAGAACTGCCAATGGGACGAAAAACAGGTCGATTAACCTTGCCAATGCATAGATCTCCCAAATAATCACATTCCTTCTGTTCATCTATCGGCCAACTGAATTTCTCAACTTCAGCTTTACCCTGTACAACAACATCACGCATTAGCGAGAGTAAGCTCTCCTGGGAAATGACACTACCATATCCGACACTCTTGTTGTTTCCGCCCCAATGAGTGCCCAATATTTTATTGGGATGTTCAGTACTATTCAAAATAATGGGGCCTCCACAATCACCAACTCTTGTAAGAGCTGTATAAGTGCAGTAATAACTCCTATTATAATAAATTGGAGCATAGCTTTGTTCCATTTCCTGAAATACTTTCCCAGCAACTCGAAGCGACTGATATTGAATACGGACATCAGGAAACATGAATAATCTTCTATTCAGAAAACCCTGACGATCTCTCTCAAAGGTCATCAGCATTCCTGGACAACTACGCAAAGCCTGTATAGCTGCATCTTTAATAAAATGGTGAGTTATATCTTTAAATTTTTGTTTAACCTTAGTGTCTATAAGACAATAGTCCTGTTCAGGATCACCAATAGCATTATTAAACATTTCCTTCCAAGTAATAGTAAAATCTCTACTAGCGGATCTACCACAAAATTTTACAGTAGCATCCTCCGGAATTAAATCAAAATAATGTTGCGGCATCAACATGAAAGAATCTTTCACCATAATCACAACACCTGGTTCCATATTTAAACGATGTTTTGCATTACTCTCAATAACACGAGCAAGAAATATATTATTTTCCATGCTATTGAGCAAGTCCTCAGTATTAGAATCCATTCTTCCTTGCGTTTCAACTTTGGCTAAAACCGCAGACTTGTGTAAACGCACAGACTTAGCTGCAACATTTCTTTTGGCATGGCGATCTTGACCAAAATGTGAAGAAGGTCCAGCTCCTTGAACTTGTGAAAATTTAGGAATCATTTTAAGAAATGCACTGAGTAATCCAATGCTCCCAAGAATCATACTTGCACCTTTAAGAAATTTAAGTATCCTTGGGTTGTCATTCATAATACTACGTATTTTGAATTTCAATTTCTTCAACTTAGCCCAAAATTCAAATTCAGGAAAGGACATGGCATCAGAGAAGACAGCATCTGCTTGTTCAATAAGAACGGCATGGTCATGTGAAATAGATCGGCCTTCAGCAACAAAGTTGCGATGCTCAGGAACTTCAACTACGTCTTCACATTCGGTCTTCCCCTGAACCAAAATGTTATTTCCACCTTGGCTCAAATAATCCAAATGTGATTTGTGTGTAACATCACTGCTCATAATTCGATCTCGTATATCTCTCTTAAGAATGGAAATAACTTGATCATACGATTCAGGTTCACCAGTAACAGCATGTCCCGTTGCTGGATCACAACGTAAAAACCAAACCAAATCCGTTTGCACTTTATCCGATTTGGGAATCTTATTACGATTTAAACGATACACGTCTGTATTACCGACTCTAACGTTTTCACCATACTCTTCACGAGGATATACTCGGTAAGAGTAAGCTATACGACGAGCCACAGCACTTGGAGTATGGATAGATTTAATAACACTCGAAATATTGGATATATTAGATGTCATTAGAATTAATCCTGAAGAAAAATAGCTGTTAGATTTGTCCTCAATCGCAGCCATATGCAAATGACACGGAGCTGTATTAACTAAGTTAATCAGTTCAGCATATTGTTCATTGGGATTAGAAGGAGAATCAATCTTTTGGGCAAATTCATCGATAAGAACTGCAAATTGGTTGCCATAACCGTCCCAAAACTCATTATCAACATTGCGAGTAAACACAATTTGACCAAAGTTCTTTTCGTGTACGGTGATTGCACCAGCAGCTAAAGCCAAATCAATGACCATAGGCATTAAAAGTGAGGTTTTGCCACACCCTGAATCTCCGTGCAATAAAACACACAATGGTTCAGGACGAGCACCACTCTTAAGTACACCTGACTTGTAACATTCTTCAACCAATGCTGTGACTTTGGGATAATATGTCAAAATATATCCTTTGGTCACCTCGTTATAAATGTTACGGTTGGCACTGAATTTGACCCCTTGCGCATACAATCGTGCAACGACATTAGCATGTGACACATCAGTACGCAATAGCTTGCGATTATTCTGATCCAGATAATAATCAATCTGTTTGGACCAATCCGCAATGCTAGACATCACGGATAGGGTACCAACATAATCTTTATCACCACAAACATTTACTTGAACGAACTCCTCAAAATATGTCCAGGTTTTCTGCATCATAACAAAAATACCATGAATACCAGAGGCTGTTTGCGGTGCTTTAGAAATCCTAGTCATAAGCTCGTTAATATCGTTTTTACCGGGTAATGCTCCCAGCAATAATACACTAGCACCTGTCATAAACAAGCTAGCAAAATTGCCAAAATCATTCATACTAAAATCGATATTTCCTTGTACAGTAACAACCGAAGCAAGGGGAGTCATGTTCAAAATAGCTTCCATAACGGCATCATATCCGCTAGATACTGCCTTCTTTAAATCCTTAAACAGAACAAGTCCTGTTAAAAGAACGCAAACCATGGCAGCTACTTCTTTAAAATAAAAATTATAATAATAACACAATGCGAGCATTACACACGCACACAGCAACACGCAAAAGCCTTTCAATTCAACGATAGAATCATCAACTTTTCTACACATATCTGAAAAAGCTGATGCACTTGACAATATACTCAAACGAATATCATCAATAGCAAGTGAAGCATTTGCGGTTGTGTTTTTAATTTCAATCAAGGAATCTTCAACTTGTGGCATTATGCGCGACATATAATCAGCAATTTCATTAGCAGACCCAGCTGCTTTAAAAACATCTGATAATCCTTGCACATGAACGTCACAATATAGACATCCTTCTTTTGTCATTGGTTCTCCACACTGTCTACATAATCTACGCTTACCACTCCGATTAGATAGTGGAGCTCGGGACTCATTTAATGGTTTCGAGAAAATAGCCATGTGTAAAACTTATTCCAAAGAACAACGTTGATGTAATAATACGTGACTAATAGAAATAAAATCACGCAGAAATCAGTATCCAATGAACTACCCACAGTCTTAATTGGATCTGAATATTTGAACCACCCACGATTCAACATAAAATCGCCCACAATTTGATATGTTTTTATATTAATTAAATCGCCCACGATTTGAAATCAATATATATAGAGATACAATCTTAGTCGTTTTCTCTATATG